TCTTTTTTATTAGTTACTAATCTAAAGATATCATTAGATTTACAATTCGTTTTGTAAATTCTCCCCAATGGGATATTTGTATTCAAACATATACCTTCTAGGATATTTTTAGTTCCTAATATTTCTATACTTTGATGTTTTTCAGTACAAACAATACAACCATCTCCATCTAAATACCCTCTTATAAAATGAGGTGTTAATTCTTTAGGAACTTGTTCTTCTGTTGGAAAAGTTAATGTCAATGATTTTCTAGGAGTACATCCTAATTTAATTAAATCTTGCTTCATTTTTTTATTTTTAAAAGATACTCTACATCTAAAATCATCTACAATTAATTTTCCCTCAAACCCTATAAAATCTTTGAATTTTTGAAGATGCTCTTTATCTGATAATTGTAAAGAAAGTTCTATATCATTTCTTTTACCACTTGAAATACTTCCATCGGCATATAAAAATCCTAACCAATAAGCTTTTTCTTCAGAGTCTATTTTCTCAAATATATCATCGTTTATCTTCTTTTTATGTGGCATAATATTAACTTTTATACCTTGGTTTTTTAAATAAGAAGAAAATCTACTTCTTGAAATTTTTAATTCTTTACTGATTCTAGCTGTAGATACTCCTTCTAAATACATTTTTAAACCCAAATTATATTTTTCTAAAGTTTCCTCCATCATAATATTCACCCCCCTTTTTTTTATTCTTTCCTTTATTAATTATTTTTAAACCTTTTAAACTATTAATTTATATACCTGCGATTGCTTCAGCTACAGATGATTTACTTTTCTTGTCTAGCTTATCCCACATTCCTGCTATATCACCCATGATGTCATAGAAATCTCTAACTTGACCATTTGAGTCATGCATATCAATTCCAGTTATTTTTTCTATAGCCATTGCTGTTTTATTCATTGAAATACTCGAATTGTTATTAACGTTAAGTTTTTTATCTTAACCTCTGGAAGTTTCCTTCATTTTCATCGATTGGTCATTTCCAATCCAGTCTGGCGTACATATTCCATCTCATATAAGATAGTCGGAGACTCTTGGGGGGATTATATTCTATTTAAATAGTTTCACCCTCTACGCTCTACATTATTGAATAAGTTTTAATTTATTCAATTAACTCGGTATTAACTTATCTTTATTAATTTTTTTAAGACTTAGTCTTTCTTACCATATGTATTACTACATATACGACCGATTTTCCCCGAACCGGCAATATTATTTACCGTCTTTAGCACTTGTTTTCCAACCTGCCATATTTTGCATGATAGTTTTTAAACCATTACCTAATTTACTTGCATTTTGTAAAGGTTCTTGCCCTGCAATTATAATAGCAACCAACTCTTGCATACTAACACCTAATGTTTTCGCAACAGAAGATGAACGCATCATTGCTTCAGATACGTCTTTACCTGTAACAGCATAGTTGTTGTTTGCATAGTTGACCATATCCATCATTTGCATCATTTTGGTAGTTTCTTTGGTGTTACCTTTGACTTTCATTGTGACTTTATCTAATGAGTTTGCAACACCACCATAAGATGCTAATGTTGATTTCAAGTATTTATCTGCATCTGCTTGGCTTGTATCTATAACGTTGGCAAACATAGATGCGTTTTTAGCATATTGTAAAGCTTTGCTGACATTATGGAAACCAGATTGTAATGCCTCGGCAGTGGAATCAATTATATCAATACTACTTCTGGCAACCTCTTGACCTGCCTCACTTGCTTTTTGAGTTAACCAATCTAATTGCTTGGCTGTTCCTGTAAAGGTGTCTGGTGCAACTTTTAATAATTTTTTAATAGCCGTATCTGTATCAATAATAGTACTAGGAATTGAAGATATACCTTGAGTGATAAGTCTACCAATCATATTTGGTATTGAATACATTGATAACATAGAGGCTAAATTACTGAAAAATCCAGACGTTTTCTTGGTTGCATTTCCTAATATATTCATTGCTTGAGTTGCACTTCTAGCTCCATTAGCAACACCATTTATACCATTTCCGTTAATATTAGATAGACTACTAGAAAAAGTACTTACGTCTTTAGTCAGTGCTTTTAACTCTGCGTCTCTATCTTTTAAATTACTCATATTAGCTATCGTTTGCAATCTTTGTCTAAATTCTTCTATTTTAGATGACGAAGCTCCTAACTCTTGACATCTTCTTGTTAAGTTCGTTAAATCTTGAGATACTTTATTAAAATCTGCATCAAATTTTACATTAGCTCTTTTAGTAGAAATTTCACTCTCAAATTGTTTATATTTATTTTCACATTCCGATATTTTATTTTTTAAACTATCAAATTCAGCTTTAGCACCTTCTGTATTAGGGTCTATATTTCGCAGTTTTGATTGATATTGTTCTATTTGAGTTATTAGCTCTTGTATTCCAGATGTATTAGCAAATTTACTCGTTCCTAATTCAGCAAGTTTAGCTTTAAGAGATTCTAACTTAGCGACAGATGTATTTACCTTATCAGTGAATGTAATTGAGCCGTTTAATCCTTTTAACGATACTGAAACATTACTAATCTCTGCATTTAAATTATGTATTTGTTCATATGCCTTGTCGGATTTTAATATTTGACTTAAATCAGCACCTTTAACATTATTGATTTTATTTTGTAATTCTTGAAGTTGTTCTATTTGTGTACTTGTTAAGTTTTTATTTTTGAACATGTTATTAATTTGTTCAGAAGTATTACTAGCCCTTTGTTGAATTTTATCAAATGAACTTATTAAATCCCTACTTATATCTATGTTAGATTTATTTTTTAATTCGTCCATTTTTTGTGCAGTAGATTGCATTTCACTATTAACTTTTGATAATTTAGTTTCTAATTCATTGTAGGCTTGAGTATTTACAGTTTTAGACATTTGTTTTTGAAGTGATTCTGATTGCTTTTGTAGGGCTTTATATTTAGCCATAGTATTGTCTAATTCTTTATTACCCGTAGAAACACCAGTAGAACTACCACCAAATAAATTTTTTTGCACGTCTTTACTTAAAGAATTTATTTCTTTTAAAGTATTTTGTATTTGTTTAAGATTGTTTAATTGGTCATCTTTAAGTTTAAAGGCATTGTTTAGTACTTTTTGAAGTTCTTCCATTTGAGCTTTCATTTTAGTAGTATCAAATTTTAGATTAACTTCTTTTTTCTCTAGCTTTTCCTTCAACTTAGCAACTTCTTGCTCTGCACCACTTCCATCTACAGAAGTTTTTAACCTAATAGTTAAATCTGCCATATATTATCCTCACCTACCTTTCTATATAACATCCAATCCTTGCCCAATCAAATATCGTTTTAATTCTTCTGGTATTTGTTGAGCTATTTTAACTTGTGAATCTGGTATAATCGTTGTTGGAGGATAATAAGCAACTGTAGAATCACTTTTAAAACTCCAAACTTTACCTGCTTCCCAACCTATAATAGGAAAGAAATGTTCTCCCGTTAATACACTTGTCCAGTCCCCATTATCTTGAAATTCTACTACAGCACAATTCATATCAATACTCGATATTTGTGCTATTTCTCCCATTTGTCCTGTACGTTCATATACAGATGGTTCATGGTCGGCATATATTTGTTCATTTACTTCTCGTTGCATTATCTCTACCATTTTATTTGCCATAGGTGTCATAGCAGTAGAAACAACGGATTTAATATAATTGACTGCACTTTCAATATCATTTACAACCAAATTAATCACCTTTTTTCATTTCTTGTATTTCCTCTTCCAATTTTTCACATTGTTTATTTAATATTTCTAATTTTTCAGCCTCTAATA